CGATATCCTTGAAATCAAGGATATAACTAGGCTTGCCAATTCCGCAGCGGATTTGGCAAAAGTCCTTGTTGGCCTTTCTAGCTCATGGAAGTATTCATCCCGCGGTCTCGTTAATGGGTTCTTAGCCTATAATTTTGGGCTAATCCCACTGATTTCGACCGCCAAAGCGATTGCGTCCTCGTCTGAGAAGATATTCACAAGGTTGGCCTTTCTAAGGTCAACTCGTGGACATCTCACAAGCTTGGTAAACGCAAGGACTGGGTCATATCAAACGACGCCTCCCCCTGGCTGGGGGAATCCGGCGAACGCGTTTATGACCTATGCTGAAGTCCATACGACTTACAAGTTCACCATAGGCGGCCATCTCTACCAGAATCTTGTTGGTTTAGATGATGCCATGGCGCCGCTTAGGGCTTTTCGGGATTATGGCGGTTTCGACCAGATCCTGAAAATAGCCTGGAATGCGATTCCGTATTCTTTTGTTGTTGATTGGCTGACTCATTTCGGCGACACATTGGGCCAATATAGGCTCCCTGCATCGTTCGACGGTGAGTACCGCATCATCAGCCCCTGGTGTGCGTGTTCCTCTCATGGAACAGGCGTCTACTGGATGTGGCACTATCCAAGTTTCAATGGTGCCCTTCCAGCCGCTCATGGCACACTAGATCGATACGTTCGCATCCCTGGTCTCCCAGCGGTAACTGCTACAACGCAGTTATCTTGGCTGCAACAGGCGTTAGCAGGGGCGTTATTACTTCAGCCCCTCCTCACCTGACACGGGTTGATTACCCGTACGTCAGACCCCAACAACTCTAACCGGAGGTTCCTTCCCATGTTGTCAGACAATATTGCTCTAAACGATGCAGCTGCCGCGTCGAAGACCTTTGCCAAAAACTTTAGTTCAGGCACTGAAACTCGACGCATCGACACTGCATCCACGCTGCAGGCTCCTAGGAACATGACGATTCGTCACCAGGTTGTGAAACAGTCTGGCGTCGACGTCGACAGGCACAACTTCGTTTTTTCGAAGCAGCGCCTTGACGCGGAGGGCCGAACTGTCACCTCTTCGGTGTCGGTCGTCTACACCGTTCCTCGGGACACTACAGCGGCTGCGGACGTGCCCGACTTGACTGCGTTCGTCAAGAATTTCATGGCGACGCAGGCCAATATCGATGCCGTCCTGCGTGGTGAGTCGTAGACTCACCTCGTGATGTCTGATCATGGAGAGGGGCCCGGAGGACAACTCATTATGAGTATCCGGAAGAGCCTGGACGACCAATTAATGGTCGACCTCCTTGTCCGCTTGGTGTACGACGTTACACTCCTCTGTGACTCAGATCTTCACGACTTTCAGCGAGATGCTGAAACTATCGAGAAGAGGGTCCACTGTGAC